TGTCATTCAAGCACCAACTGGCACAACCCGCGTCCTTCGCTATGGCGAGGAGTGGCGAGATGTCACTGGAGACAATGTGATTGGAGGTCTTGCGTGGGAGCTTCAAGAGGCGCGTGACCGCATCAAGAGGCTTGAGGAGGCGGGGGATGCGTTAGAGAACGACAACTATACAAGCGACAATCTGGAAGCATGGCGCAAAGCCAAGGAGGACAAGCTGTGAAACTCATCACCCGACCAATCAAGTGGGCCATCACCCCTGAAGGTGAGACCTTATTCTGCGAAGGAGGCATTGAAATCGAAATCGTCGATGAGGCTGCTGGCGAGTTTGTAGAGGTGCAGCAGCACTTAGACGGCTACGGAAAAATCGGCATCGAACCTTCAGAATGGCCGTCACTGCGACTGGCTATAGACATCGCAATCAAACAATGCAGAGAGGCTGAGAAACCATGAGAACACCCACACCGATGGTCGACGCCGTCGCATTCATTATCAACCGGGACGAGGTGGTGCACACCTACCCGGCGAACGAGGTCTGCCCGGCGCAGTTTGCAAGAGGGCTGGAGGCCGGCCTGGCCGAGGCACTGCGGCAGATCGAGGAGCTGCGGACGGAGAAGCTGCAGGCACTGCAGCAGCAGCGGGAGATCCTGGACACCTGCATCAGCCTGGTAGAGGGCCTGAAGTTCCGAGCATGAGCACCAAGCTACACGAGCTGCCGGTCGACCACCGGCTCAGGAACATCGCCATCCAGGATCTGGATGTGCGCATCAAATGCCGGCACACCGGGAGCACCCGGGATCCGAGGACGTGGAAGATCAAGAGCGACACCTACAACCGGCTGAACGATAGCTGGCGGAACAACTTCGACTTTATAATGCAATGAAATCGGCCAAAGAGATTCAGCGCGAGGGGGATGGACTGCGGGTACTGGCCCGCGGCGAAGTCGGTGCAGCCTTCCGGGCAGCACGGGCCAAGAAGATGGAGTTCACATCATTCTGGACACGCAAGAGAGGGAAGGGAAGCAAGTGACCGACAGGAAAACGATTGAGACAATGATGGAATATGGCGGGAGCTTTGTGCGGAAACTGGGTGCTGCGGCACTCGTGGCCGACGAGCAGAACCTGCGCAGGATCAAGTCAACCTGGCCCGAGTACTGGGAACAGTACGCCAGGATGGCGAAGCAACTTTCCGAGGTCGAAAAACAGGCCTCGGCTCAACACAACAAAAACACAAAGTAAGACGATAACATGATAATCAGTGCAACAGGCGGTAAGAAGGACTTCGCGCCGTGTCCCGAGTTCTCGGGCCGGGCGGTGTGCGTGGACGTGACTCCTCTCAAGGAGTACGAAACGCAATATGGGGTGAAACAGAAATTCAAATTCGTGTTCGAGATCGACCTGATCGACGACAGCCGGGACCCGGTGCAGCCCTGGGTGGTGATGACCAAGCCGATGGTCCCGAGCCTGCATGAGAAGGCAGCGTTGACTAAGTTCCTCAAGGACTGGTTCGGTCGCAAGCTGACCGACACCGAGAACAAGAGCTTGGATCTGGAAAGCCTCTTGGGGCGCCCGGCCAGCCTTGTCATCGGGCACGAGCAGAGCGAGGACGGCAGCAAGACCTACGCGAACATCAAGCTCATCATGGCCCACAAGAGCGGGGAGGCATTGGCCCCGAGCGGGCTGTGGGTGCGGTTGCAGGACCGGCCTGCGAAGGATGGCGCCGAGGGCAAGGCACCGGCCAGCGGTGACTCGAGCTTCCGCAAGACCACGGGCGGCGGGCAGCCCCCGAGCGATGACCCGTCGAAGGTCAAGGTGCACGTTGGGAAGCACAAGGGTATCGAGCTCCGGGAGCTGACCGAGGAGAGCATCACGAGCCTGATTGAGCACTGGCTGCCCAAGGCCCGTGCCGAGGTCAAGCAGAGCGCGGACGACAAGCGCTTGATCGGTGCGCTGGTTTGGTATCAGGCCAAGTTCAAGGCCGACGAGGAAGCCCAGATCAAGCAGGAAGAGGATGACCTCAACTACTGATGCCATGACAGCCCCGAAGAAGAAGTACTCCAAGATCGCGCACCTCATTCCCGAGGTCATGCAGATGCGGGCTGAGGGCAAGTCGATCACGCGCATCGGTGAGATAATGGGCTTGAGCAAGCAGCGGGTCAGCCAGATATCTCAGGTGGCTAAGGCCAAGGAGGCCATCCAGGCGCAGTGGGGCTGGCCGTTCAGCACCCGGACATTCAATGTTCTCAACCGGATGGCGGTGAAGAACAGGGATGAGGCGATGAGCCTCTACTTGTCGGGGCATCTCCACCCGAATTCCGTGACTGGGTTCGGCTGGAAGTGCTATTCCGAAATCTGCGAATGGCTGGGAGTGCCCGTGCTGCTCAAGCAGCCCAAGGCGCCCAAGCTGTGCCCGCACTGCGGGAAGATCCTCTAACACTTTCCCGGCAGCCTGTTGCTGCTGGGGACTCATGGTTAAGCAGCCGGGGGCGCGCATCGGCGGACAAACGCGCACAACTACCAATTCAACTCGTTTTAGTTTATGCCAGCAAATCCACGTATCTACTTTGACATCGAGACAGGGCCGCTCCCGTTGAGCGAGCTCGTCATCCCGCCGTTTGACCCGAGCCAGGTCAAGTTAGGCAACATCAAGAACCCGGACATCATCGCGGAGAAGATCCAGCGTGCCGAGGAGAACCACGTCAGCGACTACATCCGCAATGCAGCACTAGATGCCATCAGCGGCCAGGTGCTGGCCATTGGCTACCGGATTGAGCATGAGCAGCCCGCGGTGCTGTGCGCCGACACCGATGGCGAGAAGGCCATGCTGGTGCAGTTCTGGGCCCTGCTGGACAACTTCGAGCGCAAGCCGCAGTTGATCGGGTTCAATACCAAGCCGTTCGACTTGCCCTTCCTAATCAAGCGGTCATGGAAGCACCGGGTGACGGTGCCCTACTGGCTGAGGAATGGCAGGTACTGGAATGACCTGATCGTCGACCTGCGCGAGTCATGGCAGCTCGGTGACAACCGGGCGCACGGGAGTTTGGCCGCGATCTCTAGGCACCTCGGGCTGGGCGACAAGGCCGGCAACGGGGCCATGTTCAGCGAGCTCTTCAAGACCAACCGTCAAGCGGCACTTGACTATTGCCTGAGGGACGTCGAGCTGACGCAGCAGGTGGCCGACATCCTGATCCCTACCTACTGATCCAATGATTGCCAGCCCGTCTGTCCATGTGATCGGGGACGACTTCAATCCGACGCCCGAGGACCGTTTCATGGTCTGGGCAACATCGTTCGGGAACGTCTTCCTCACGGGGCAGGCGGGCACCGGCAAGAGCACGCTGCTGCGGGAGTTCCTGAGCAGGGTTGCGGGAGTCCGGGACGTGGCCATCACGGCCCCGACAGGCATCGCAGCGCTGAATGTGGGCGGGACCACCGTGCACAGGTGGTGCGGGATGCAGTTGGGGCCGCAGGATGGCGAGGACTTCCTGCAAGCTGCCGAGCGGCTGGAGGAGCAGCCGTCGATCCATGGCGCCCGCAAGCGGGTGCGGAGCACCGAGGTCTTGGTGGTCGACGAGATCAGCATGATGGCGGGCCGGCACCTCGACTTTCTGAACTACTGGGTCAAGCGGATCAGAGAAGACAGCCGGCCCTTTGGCGGGTTACAGGTTATCTTCCTGGGCGACTTCCTGCAGTTGCCTCCGGTCAGGACCGATCAGAGCAAGCCCTACGATTGGGCCTTCCTGAGCAAGGCCTGGGAGGAGGCCGATTTCAAGACGATCAAGCTCGAGACGGTGCGGCGGCAGAATGACGTGCCTTTCATCGAGATGCTGAGTGGGTTCCGGGTTGGCAGGATGAAGCCGCGGGACAACCAACTGTTGAGGAGTGCGCTGAGGATGAACCCGCCGGAGCACATCACTCGGCTGATGACGCACAACGTGCAGGTGGACAAGTGGAACAACTACCGCCTGAGCAGCATTGATGGCCCGATTGCCGTGTTTGATGCCGAGGTCAAGGGCGTTGACCAGGCGGTGGAGTTCGCCACCAAAAACATGAGCACGCCGCGGGTGCTGCAGTTGAAGCCCGGGGCTGCCGTGATGTTTACCGCGAATGATGCGGAGAGCGGGTTCTACAACGGGCAGGTGGGTAAAGTGGTGGAGTTCAGGGGCAGCGACATCGTGGTCGAGAGCCGCGGGGCAAAGATTTCACTAGGCCGGCGCAAATGGTTCTTTGAGTCGCTGGGGGTGACCGTCCAACAATACCCGCTCCGATTGGCCTACGCGATGACCATACACCGGGCGCAGGGACTGACCCTGGATGCCGCGAGGATTGACATCAGGGCTGCCCGGGAGCCCGGGCAGGCCTACGTGGCACTGAGCCGGGTGCGGACGCTGGGCGGGATCTACCTGACCGAGTGGCCGAAGGGCTGGTTTATATCAGAGGAGGCGTTGCGGTTTGAAAGGCGCGAAGAGGTATGATGACGACGCAAGAGATCGAGGGCTGGCTGGGCACGCCGCTCTTTATGGTGCCGCAGAGCCCGGGGACCAAGATCCCGATGGTCAAGTACACCCAGGAGACCATGGAGAGTACCAAGAGGGACGTTTACCGGGCCATGCTCGAGCACGGGAACGTCGCGGTGAGGCTCGGAGAGTTTTCTGGGGGGCTGTGCGCGATTGACTTCGACGATGAGGGCAGCCTGGAGGCGTTCCTGAAGGTCAACCCGGTGCTGCAGGGATCAGCAAGGTGGAAGGGCAAACGGGGGGCGCAGGTGGGCGTCAGGATCACGGGCGCCTACCCCAAGCCGTGCGCGGAGCGGAGTACGACGGAGATGGTCGAGGTGAATGGAAGGGTGATGGGCAAGCCGTTGTACGAGTGGCGGAGCACCGGTAATTTGAGCACGGTCAAGGGCCTGCACCCGAGCGGGTGCGAGTACAGCGTGCTGGTGGACAGGCCGCCGGTGGCGCTGGAGTTCAGCCAGATACGCTGGCCCGAGGGCTGGCCGGTGCCGGGCAGCAGGGATGAGATGGCGCAGTTGCTCCGGCTGCATGGCGTGCCTTGGACGTTCGGGAGGAGCGGCACTGGTAACCTGCACCCGACATTCTTCGCCGGGTACATGGCGCACAAGGAGCGGCTGCTCTTCGATGCCCAGACCGGGCAGCACTACTGGTATGCGGTGGACAGAGGGATCTGGATATCCATGAGCCGCGAGGAGATGCAGCAGCGCGTCCTGGAGACCGCCAGGCGCGTTCTGTTGGATCAGATGGCATCGACAGAGGATCCGCGGCTGCCGGCGCTCCTGACGCGGCTGACAGTGAGCTTCGCGGATCAGGTGGTCGATCTGATTGGGGCGCTGCAGGTCGAGCGCAATCCGTTCTCAAGGCCCGACAGCGTGGTGCACTGCAGCAATGTGATGGTGGACCTGAGAAGCGTGCCGTACGCGATGCACGGATTCGGACCGGAGTGGATGAGCAGGAACCAGACGCCGGTAAGGTATGTGCAGGGTGCCGGCAGCGGGATGTGGCAGGCCTTCCTGGATCATGCGCTGCCCGAGCGCGAGGATCAGGTGCTGCTGCAGAGATGGGGCGGCCTGGCGCTGCTGCAGCGGAACAGGCCGCAGGTGATATTGCTGCTCACGGGAACGGGTGGCGGTGGGAAGAGCACGGTGGCGGGACTGGTCAGGAGACTGGTGGGCGATGAGAACTGCAGCGAGCTGAGAACGAATCACTTGGGAAGCCGGTTTGAATTGGGGAACTTCCACGATAGGACCTTGCTGATCGGCAGCGATGTGCCGCCGGACTTCCTGAACTGCGAGGAGAGCCAGTTCCTCAAGGCGCTGACCGGCGGCGACAGGCTGGCCGTGGAGTTCAAGGGGAAGAGCGGCGCCAAGGCCGTGGTAGGCGACTGGAATGTCATCGTGACGGCCAATAGTAGGTTGAAGGTGAATGTGCAGGGCGATCTGGGTGCGTGGAGCAGAAGGTTGCTGCTGCTCGACTTCAGCCAGCCCAAGCCGGAGAAGGTGATCCCGAATTATCACGATGTGATGATTGAGCGTGAGGGCAGCGGGATATTGAACTGGTTTCTGGAGGGCGCGGAGGACTTGTGCAGGGTCATGCAGGCCGGCAGGCCGTTCCCGGTGACCGAGAGGCAGCGCGGTATGATAGACAACTTGTTGAGCGAGAGCGACAGTGTGAGATACTTTGTAGTGAATCACATACGGGCAAGCAGTATGTCGTCGGATAGTATTACAAGCGAGGAGCTGTATGCTGCCTACATGGCGATGTGCAACAACAAGGAATGGGGGCCTGAACCGGACAAGCGCTTCCAGCGTAGGGCAGCGGAACTCATGCTGGAGATCCACCAGGCCATCCCGTCGAACCACATTCACCGTAGTGACGGTCAACAACAGCAGGCGCGAGGCTACATGAAAGTGGTCTTGACCTCGTCGGAAATGGCTTGAGCTGTCAAGCGTTGTCAAGCGTTTGGGACGGAGGACGGCACTTCTCAACTCGGTGCAAGATGAGTAAAGGTATCAAAAACGTGTTCAGAGTAGGAATGGAGTTGGGAAATGCCGTCCCATCCGTCCCAAACACTAGACAGTGCTTGACAGCGGTAGGCCTGCGAAAAATTGGCTCGAAATTGATCGGGCAATGCCCAGCCTGTGCCGAGGAAGGAGGGGACAAACAACGCAACCACCTAGTCATCCAGGCAGACGGGAGGTTTGGTTGCGTTATCCACCCAGGCGTCCAAGGCAAGGCACACAGGCAACGCATATTCCAGCTTATAGGAGATAAAAGCGGCAAGGGTAGGCAGCACTTGCCCGCTACACCGCTAGACATATCACTGTTATGATAGTAACAAACACAACGAAACTACTGATGGAAGCACCGCACCTTGTTAAAATAGGGTTGCAGCGTGGCTGGCTATCCTACCCCAAGGATATGGCATTCAAGGCTGATGGCACGCCAGACCCGGTGATCGAGGCTGAACCGGAATTCACCGAGCAGCGCCACACGCCGGACCTAGCCCGCAAGGCCTACTTCCTGCGCGACCGTGGCCTCTCGCTCAATGAGGTGGCCGCGGCCTGCCAAGTGCCCCGAGGCAGCGTGGTCTACCTGATCAGCAAGGGGCATGAGCTCTTCCTCGCAAGCCAACGAAAGGACATTGTACCATGAACGCAACCAAGGCAGAATCCCCACAGATGGCAGATCCATTCATTCCAACAGAGCAACCGCCCCAGGCAGGCACCAGGCCTTCGATCCACTTCAGTATGTACGCCTACGGCGGCATGAGTTCCGCGTGCATCATGTCCTGGGTCGACCTGACCGCCAAATTCTCATGGTCAGATCGCCAGACCGATCTGCGCACCATCCGGGAGGATGCATTGATCAGTCGGTCCCGGTGCCGCGCCACCAAGTGGTTTCTCGACAGCGGCAAGGACGTGTGGATCCAACTCGACCACGACATTGAGTTCGATGCATCGGATATCATCCACATGGCCGAGCTCGCCCATGAGCACCAGGCAACGGTCTGCATCCCCTACCCATGCCGCACGGTTCCGCCCAGGCCGGCCCTCCGGCCCAAGGCAGAGCACCTGCAGGCCCTCAAGCATCAGGTCTCCGACGCCGAATGCGCAGCGGAGTTAGTGCCCATTACGATGTTCGCGTCCGGATGCCTCGCAATCCCCCGCAAATGCCTTATAGCAACACTTGATGCGCTGGGAGGGTCAGGAGTGCAGTACCCGTACAAGATCGACTGGTGCGACGATGTGCGCGTCGAGCGCTTCCCGACCCTGTGGATGCCGTTCGCAATGGAATCGAGGCCGGGTAAACTCGAGTACCTCTCTGAGGATTACGCAGCCGCAGCCCGCATGACCCTGGCAGGCGTGCAGCACTTCTCCATGAAGCCCAAGATGCAACTCAACCACTGGGGTGAGTACCCATACTCGTTCAAACCATATGCCGGGTGAGAAGCCAAAGAAGAAGCCGAGTCTCGAGGACGTCGCCAAGGCAGCAGGCGTCAATTACCTCTACACACAGCGGGTACTGGCAGGTAACACCGAGATCCCCCAGTCAACGCAGGAGAAGGTCTTCAACGCAGTCAAAGAGCTTGGGTACGTCAAAAGCCATCACCCCAACCAACACTTCAACAACAAGCTGACCCAAGAGAAGGCGGACGCAGTCGTCGCTGGTATCCTGGAGAACAAGTCGCTTGAGAAGATCGCTGAAGCCACCGGACTCAGCCCGGCGACTGCGTTTAAGCTGATCCGCGGTGTTAAGGTCCCGGTCGACTACCCTGAGAACGAGGAGGACTGGCGCAAAGACGTGACCGGATTCCTAGAGGTCGCAATCTGGAAAGGCACCAAGAGATTGGCCGAATCCTCTATTAACTTGATCGATGATCGTGGCTTGCCCGTAGCGGTCGCTGTGCTAACCGACAAACTCGCTGTGATTAAGGGTCAGCCTACCTCAATTCACCTCGCTATGACCGCTTCGGTTAATCATCGCGACCTGATGAAGGACCTGAAAGAGCGCGATGTGACGCCCGTGAACGACGAGCAGACGCCCGACTTGGTTTAGGTAATGGCCCGAAATGTCCTACCCCTACCGCGGCAGCACCACTGAAAACCACGTATTTAGGCCTGTTTCGGGCACTCATGCCTACAATAGCAGTTATATTCACTTGGTGACGCAAACACGCAGCAAACCCCTGCAAACATTGATCGAAACGCACGTCAGCACCCATCGGCAGACCCAGTGTCCTACCCCGTTACACAAGCCAGCCACCAGGCCGCCCGGGCCCCGGGGGGAGGGGGTCGGCAATTCCGCTGGAACGGTAAAAGTCGACGGGTTTCCCAAAGCGAAAAATATTAGGAAATGAGCCAATCCCCCAACCTCTGCCTGACCTGCTCCAAGCCCTTCGAGATCATCAAGGTCCGCACCGGCCCCAATCAAAAGCGCTTCTGCTCCGACCACTGCAACGACACCTGGTGGAACGAACAACCACTGCACCCCGTCATCCCCCGGGTAGACGCCCATCACCCCCGCGCACTCGAGCTCAAGCAGAAGCGCACCCAGCTTGTCCTCCTCGAAAAGGCCGACCCCTACACCTACGGTTTCATCCCGGATCACTGGGAAATCGCCAACACCGAGTTTCAATCCACTCAGGAGCTCCTCATCTCCGGCGGCAACCGCGCAGGCAAAACCCTCTGGGCCGCACGCCGCGTGGTTCAAACCCTCCTTGAGAAGGAGAACGCCAGCGTCCTCTGCTGCCACACCTCTCACGCCACCTCGGTCACCGTCCAACAGCCCGCAATCTACAACTATCTGCCTGTCGCACTCCGGGCCACCAAGAAGGGCCGTATCCACTACCTGAACTACAGCCGCAAGAACGGCTTCACCGACGGCTCATTCATCCTGCCCAACGGATCACGCTGCGACTTCCTGAACTACACGCAATCCGAGAACACCATCGAAGGCCGTGAGGCCGACCTGATCTGGTGCGACGAGCTGGTCCCGCAATCCTGGGTGGACACACTGCGCTACCGCCTGATCACCCGCCGCGGCAAGCTCCTCGTGACCCAGACACCCCTCGAAGGCGTGGCCTCGGTCTACAAGGAATTTACCGCGGGCTCACAGGTCAAGAACTGGGGCACCGGCGAACTCCTTGCCGGCAAGCAGGGCCTGCCTACATGGCCACCCGGCAAAGCTCCCCGGGTCATGGAGCAGCCCGCAACCAGGCGCAAAACCGTTTTCTTTTACTCCGAGGACAACCCGTACAACCCATTCGACGAGATGAAGTCGAAGCTCGTCACCTCGCCTATGGGACAGATCCTGACCCGGGCCTACGGCTGGGCCTCGGACAACATCGGCAAGGCCTTCGCCCGTTTCCGCCCCGATATCCACTGCATCCCATCCTCCAAAGTGCCCCCGGGCGGAACCCTGTACATGGTCTGCGACCCCGCGGGTGCCCGCAATTGGTTCTGCCTCTGGCTCCTGGTCTACGAGGACGGCAAGCGCATCGTTGTCCGCGAGTTCCCGGACTTCTCCAACTTTGGAGAGTGGGCCCTGCCCTCCGAAAAGCCCGACGGCAAGCTCGGACCAGCCCAAACTCTCGACGCCGGCCGATCCATCTCCGAGTACCGCAACCTCTTCCGCCAGATCGAATCCGACCTCGGCTACGGCGAGCCCGTGATGCGCCTGATCGACCCCAAAGCCGGCGGTTCCCCCGCACTTTCCGAGGCCGGCGGCACCACGCTCATCGACCTCCTGGCCGAATCCGACAACCCGCTGGACGAGCCCATGGCATTCGTACCCGCACCCGGCGTGCCCGTCGACCAGCGCACCTCCGCAATCAACAGCCTCCTCTCCTACGACGCCACCCAACCCCTCACCCCGCTCAACGAGCCATCGCTCTACATCACCAACGACTGCGCCAACTTGGTCTACGCACTCTCCGAGCACACCGGACGCGACGGCCAGAAGGGCTGCACCAAGGATCCCATCGACTGCCTGGGGATGCTTTTAGTCTCAGGTCTTGCCTTCGTAGGCCATGGGGGCTTTGATTGTCGCGGCGGCGGTGGATACTAAAAGAAACGACCATGCAAGGCGATTCATACAAGCAAGCGACCGACGTGATGGCACGAGTCGGCGACGAGCCCAATGTCAGCGCACTGACCGAGGAGCTGCGGCGCTCGGCCACCGACTACGGCGTCTACGCCCGTGTCGAAAATGTGGAGAGCGTGCGCTTCTGCCGCTGGCCCGGCCAGAGCGACGACGGGAAGAAGTGGAATGATTCCAACCGCAATGCCCCGGCGTTCCCCTGGGACGGTGCCTCCGACACGCGCATACCGCTTGCCGACGAGGTGATAAACGGCCTCGTCGACCTCTGCAGCACCTCCTTCTGGCGCTCGATGCTCCGCGTATCGCCCACCAACATCAGCCAGCTCGACCAAGCCGTCACCGCGCACAACCTGATGGATTGGACGGTCAACGCCCGGATGTACAACGACCTCACCCGCGAGGTCGAGCTGCTCTCCCAGTATCTCTGGACCTACGGCTGGGCTGGCGTCCATGTCACATGGCAGCAGGAGCTCGGACAGAAGGAGCAGTACCTGACCATGGATCAGGTCATGGCCCTCGCCGCCCAATCGCCCGCAGGTTCTGTCCTCGCCGATCTGCCCAACCTCATCGCCAACCCCGAGGCCGACGATCAATCCGCGGAGCTCCTCATCGCTGCCTTCCCCAATCTCCGTAAGCGCCGGGCCCTCAAGGCCATCCGCGAACTGCGCGACGAGGGCGAGTGCGACTTCCCCATCCCGACCATGGTCACCAACAAGCCCATGATCGCAGCCCTCGCACCGTGGGATGAGCTGGTGTTTCCTCCCGAGACCACTGACATCCAGTCCGCCCGGGTAGTCTTCCGCCGGTTCTACATGACCGAGGCCCAGCTCCTGAACAAGGTCGAGACCGAGGAGTGGGATGCCGAGTGGGCCCAGGAGGCCATCAATACGATGGGCCGTTTCAGCGACTACGCTGCCTTCCAGTACGGCGCCGTCGGCATTGCCGAGAACTCAATCCTCGACCGCGAGAACCTCATCGAAATCGTCTATGCCTATCAAAAAGCCGTCGACTCCGACGGTATCCCGGGCGTGTTCTACACGGTCTTCTCCCCCCAAGTCGGCGACAAGTGGGGCTACTTCGAGGCCCTCGACTACGCGCACGGCCAGTATCCCTTCGTTGTCTGGCGCTCCGAGCTCATCCACCGCCAGATCACCGAGAGCCGCGGCGTGCCCGAGGTCTGCTCCACCTGGCAGCACGAGGTGAAGGCCCAGCGCGACTCCATCTTCGACTACACGTCCCTCGCCACCCTCCCGCCCATTGAGGTCCCCAAGACCCGCGGCGGAAACCTCAAGATCGGCCCCGCCATCCAGATCCCGGTCCTGCGCCGCGGCGAGATCGGCTTCCTGCAACCGCCCGCCCGCGAGCCCGGTGTGGCCTTCCAACTGATCGCGGCCATCGAGGCCCAGACCGACCGCTACTTCGGGCGCCCGACCGAGAAGGTCCCCCCAGTGATCACCCAGATGCGCCAGCAGCGCCTGATCAACAACTGGCTGCACGGCTGGACCGAGGCCTTCCGCCAGGTCCTAGCCCTCACCCTGCAATATATCGGCCCCGCCGAGATCCAGCGTATCACGGCCTCGGCCACCCCGCTCCCGCAGGACGTGCAGGACTTCGACGTGATGCTCAAGTTCGACGTGCGCGAGATGAGCACCGACCTCGTGACCGAGAAGCTCAAAGCCATCTCCACCCTCGTACTCCCCCTCGACACCGCCGGCGTCATCGACCGGGCCAAGCTCATCTCCGTCGCCCTCCGGGCCATCGATCCGACCCTCGCCAGCGAGCTGGTCATGCAGCAGGGCCCCGCCGCCCAGAAGATGTTCAACGAGACCAACGACGAGATTGCGCTGATGTCCCTCGGCAACCCGCCGCAACTGCGGGAGAACGACCCCACCGCGCCCATGCGCCTCCAATTCTCGCAGCAAGTCCTGCAATCCAACCCCAAATACCAGGCCCAACTGCAGCAGGACCCGCTCTTCCAAGCCAACCTGCAGAAGTACATCGAGAACCTGCAGTTCAGCGTCCAACAGCAGCAGAACGCCATCACGGGCCGCCTCGGAGTCCAATGAAACTGACCGACGAACAGCTCTCCGAGGCCCTCTCTGTGTCCGAGGAGCACCCCGTGCTCAAGGCCATGGGCCAAATCCTCGACGACACACTCCGGGATGAGGTGCACAACGCCATCATCCCATCACTTTCTGCGGAGGACCGTGCCTATAACTCGGGCCGGGCCGCCGCAATCAAGGATCTCATCGCACAAATCAGTGCGCTAAGAAATGGGAGGGAGTTGACTTCCGGTCAATTCTAGGCTCTCACTCAACCAATGGCTTCTTGGTTGGCCTTCAACAACCATGGCGCAGCATACCCGGCTTGCAGGGTCTAAAAGCATGGACATCCCGACGACACAGGAAGCGAAACCTGCCCAAAACACGGCACAGCCCCCAATCAACCCGATGCAGTTCGACGAATCGGCGTTGGCCAAGCTACTGAAGTCACGCTTCAGCGGGGAGGAAGAGAAGGCGTCAGCCGTCGAGCGACAAGCGCCGGAGCCGGAAGCCACTTCCGTGGACGATCAGGCCGAGGATGCGGAGCCGACCGCAGAACAAACGGACGATCAGGCCGAGTCGCCTGATCAGGAGGTTCTTTCCGAGACCGAAGAGAACAGCGACGAGGAATCGCTGGGTTACCGCAAGCGGATCGACAAGCTCACGCGCCAGAAGAAAGAGGCGCTGGAGAAGGCCGAATCCCTTGAGCGGGAGCTCAACGATGCCAAGACCAAGCTGGAGCAGAGTGTCGATAGGCCCGCCCCGGTGCAGTCCGCAGCAGACCCGTTCTCCGATATCTGGGATGCGTCCAAACTCAACGATGAGTGGAGCAAGGCCCGGAATTTGAAACGGTGGTGCGAGGACAACATCGACGGCTGCGAAGTAGAGGGCAAGGAGTACAGCTCGGACGAGGTGAAGCAGATCAAGCGGCGTGTAGAAGACGCCATCGACCTGCACATCCCCAACCGTGCTCGCTTCCTGCAGAACTACCAGCAGATCAAGCCCATCGCAGAACAGCTCTACCCATGGTGGCGCGACCGTTCGGCTACCGAGTACACCGAGGCGCAGGCCGTCCTGCGGCAACTGCCGCAGATTGCCTCACTTCCGGAGTACCAGGTGCTGGTCGGTGACTTCATTGCCGGGCGCAAATTGCGTTTGGCTCAGGAGTCCGCCAAGGGCAAGCCATCTGCCACCCGCCCGCTGGCCAAGGCACCCAGTCAGCCCGGTAGACCCACCGCCATCCCTGCAAAGAAGGATTCGGTCAAGGTTGGCCTGGACAACGCCAAGTCGAAGTTCCGAAAGTCCGGGACGACCACCGAATTAGCCCAAGTACTCAAAAGGATGCTCTAAATCATGCCCCTGCTCCAAGAAAACCAATCCGGTACAGTACCGCTCGCCTCAACGTCCGCGATCCGTGAGGATCTGGCGGACTACATCGCCATCGTCGACGCCAAGTCGACCCCGTTCGTGTCCATGGCCCCCAAGGGCAAGGACATCGGCAATATGCAGTTCTCGTGGCAGGTCGACAATTACGCTGCCCCGACCATGGGTGGCGTTGTCGACGGTGCTGACGTGACCGTGTCCAGCGCCGGCAACCCGGTTGAGAACCGGACCCGCCTGAACAACTACGGCCAGGTGTTCCGCAACGACCTGCGCATCGGATTCATCGCTGAGACACAGAACGTGGCCGGCGTGAGCGATGAGCTCGCAAACGGCATTGCTAAACGTCTCGTGGAGCTAAAACGCTCTATGGAGGCGACCTTCATGTGCACCAATCAGGCTGCGCAGACCGAGGTCAGCACCTCCAACCCGTACCTGACCGGCTCCCTGGGCAACTGGTTGACTGCCGACAACGCCGCTAACATCGGCGCTGTCGCCTCCGGTTCGGTTTTCAAACCGGCCTCCGGCGCCGTCAGCTCGACCACCAGCGCTTCGTTCACCGAGGCCACCGCCCAGAACGTGCTGACTGCCGTCTACGGCATCACCGGCACCTTCCGGGACTACGATTGCATCCTGGGCACCACGCTGAAGCGTGCGTTCACCAACCTGACCGCTGGTGGCTTGTCTTCTATCAATGGTGGCGGCACCTCCAACACCTACACGCAGACCTCTGTCCGCACCTTCAATCAGGAGCTGTCGAACGACACGTTCAAGTCCTCCATCGACATCTTCGAGGGTGACTTTGGTCGCTTGATTTTGCACCCGTCCACCTTCATCGGTGGCACTACTGGTACTACATTGAGCGCTCAGGCGTTCAAGGGCTACGTCATCCCGATGGACATGGTCGAGGTCCGCTACGCCAAGCTCCCGCAGGTCAAGACCCTGCCTGACGCCGGCGGCGGCCCTGCCCGCTTGATCGAGGCCATCGCCGGTCTCGTGGTGAAGAACCCGAGCGGCTTTGGTATGTTCAACGGCGCCAGCTAATCAAAAAACCAACAGGGGAGGTCCATCCCGGGCCTCCCCTCCTTACTTTTCTCATGGCTCAGAATTCCGCAGCATCCGTAATCGCAAGCGCTCTCGACGACCTGCCCGGCGAACTGCGCCGCGCCGTCATCAAAGAGTTCCAAACCGGCATCCAGAAGGACTGGGTTAATGCCGGCATTGATCAGAAGCGCATCGCCAAGGACTCGGATCGCGATATCCGATCCGTTGACGGCATCGGGCGCCTGCGGATGCGTATCGACCCCACCCTCTACCATGCCTGGGGAAACAGGCTCGGGTACGATTGCTGGAAGGATTCCCAGTTTCTCAAAGAAGTAGAGCGCGATAACCCCGAGGTGCGAGTGCGCTGCGGGGCTACACGCTTGCAGGTTGGATGGACCGGTGGCACAAAACGCAGTAGTCAGAAGTTCACCCTATGAATGTCGGATCAAACCGCCAGTTGGCCGGCGAATACGGTGGCCGATACATCACCGCATCGAACGGAACCGTGAGCGGCAACTGGATGGAAATCCATGCTGTCTCGACGACCATTCTCGGATCCTGCACGTCCAACATCACCGACCTCGGTGGCGGCGTGACCATCCAGGCCGGCGACAGCATCAACGGCGTGTTCACCTCCATCTCAATCTCAAGCGGCTCACTGGTCCTATACAACCGCAAGTACGCCTGATATGCGACTCGGACTCGGCCTAGGACTCGGCATCGATCAATTCATCAGCGGAGCTGGTGGAGGTGCCGACCTGCCGATCATGCGCCGGGACCTTCTGCGCGAGGACGAGGGATTCATCCTCCTGGAGGACGGCACATCCAAGATCGTCATCACTTTCGGAACATTTGATTCCATCCTGTGCGAGAACTCGAATTTCCTTGTGCAGGAGGACAACGGCAAACTCATCATCCAAGCTAACTAAGCCATGCCCGATACGAAAATCACAGCGCTCGCAGCCATAACCACGGTCGCTCCAGCCGCCGACCTGTTTCCGATTGTCGATGTCAGCGACAACTCGATGGCCGCGTCCGGAACGACCAAGAACATCACCGTCAACCAGTTGCTGGGAGCAGGCGGCACCGCCACCCTCGCCTCCGCCACCATCAGCGGCGATCTGACGGTGGCAACTGATCGATTCAAGGTTGTCACTGGAAGCACAGCGGTTCAAATTGGAGCTACCACACAAACCCAATTCGGAACAACGGCTTGGCCGACTTCCTACATCGGAAAGTCCGGTTCCAGAGTGTTGATTGGCAGTACAGGTGAGTTAATTCTTTGGAATGAGGCGGCGGCGGCTATTGGGAACAACTCGACGTTGTTTATTGGAGCAAAATCCGGCCCTGTTGCAACCCTGATTGCAGGCGGAGCAATCAAAGGTGGAATTGAAAATACCTCTGATTATTCTGGGTTTTTGACTTTATCGACTCAACGCAGCGATGCGTCGATGATCGAGCGTTATCGCATCGACAGCACCGGCGTTTCAACGTGGTCCGTAGCTGGAACCACCGCCATGACCCTCAACTCCACCGGACTTGGGGTGGGGGTTGCGAGTCCTTCGTACAAGCTGGATGTTCGCACCGCTCCAGCCACCGCTGCCATTGAAGGTTTGCGAGTCAGCGATGCAACTCGAATGATGATTTCCGGACAAACCGGAGCAACATACAGTTACATCGGAATCGGTGGTAATCAGAACGTTATCTACAGTTCCAATTCACGGCTCGACATCGCTGCGGATGGACAATCAATTTTCCTGCGTTCAAGCGCGGCTAATTATCTCAACCTAGACGCCTCCGGCAACGTCGGCATCGGAGTTACGCCGAGTTACAAGCTGGACACTCAAGTCGCAGGTGGTGCTGATAGAAGCATTCTTCGCGCCGCCGTAACAGGTGTTTCAGGCGGTTTTCAGGTGAAATGGAATAATGCCACATCAAAAATCCATGCGATAATCGAAAACATCCCAACATCATCTGCTGGTCTTCCTTCTGGGACACTTTGGAGCGATTCTGGAACGATTAAAATCGCCTAACAAACACCACCATGATTACTATCTCTTGGCTCATCGAACGCCTTCTCACCAAGCCGGTTGACGGCTCCAACACCGATGTCGTAATCACCGCCGATTGGCGATGCAACGGCTCGCAGGATTCGTTCTCTGGAACGTGCTACGGTAGCTGCTCATTCGCTCCGCCGAGTGATAGCTTCACTCCTTACAATCAACTCACCGAAGCGCAGGTGCTGGACTGGTGCTACGCCAACGGAGTCGATCAAGCGGCCATCGAAGCGAACGTCTCGCTCCAAATTGCCAACCAGATCAACCCGCCCGTCGTGAGTTTGCCGCTGCCGTGGGTTCCTCCCGCTCCGCCGGTGGAAATCGTCCCGCCGCTCGTTGACCAGAAGGAGCCGGTTTTGGTTGCGGAGCAGCCTGTCGTTTCCGACACTGCGGCCTGATATGGAAATTACCATCACACTGACTCAGGAGCAGACCAATAGCCTGCTCCAGCTTATCGACGTTGCCATCAAGGCCGGTGGCTACCAGAACGCCAAGGTCGGCGTTCCTTTGGCCGACATCATCATCGCAGCAGCCCAACCCAAGTCTGAGTAACATGGACGCAACCAACCACGGCGGAACGAACGGACTGGCACTCTCGCTAGGCACCGCGGCAGCAGCCACAGCAGCCTCGCTGCTTCCCCAGCTCACCGACGGCATCCGTTTTCTCTCCGCCGTGGTTGGCCTCATTGCGGCCTGTGTCGCCCTCTACAAAGCCCTGAAGAAATGAAGAACACCAAGACCACATTGGCCGGTATTGGAGCCATCCTAGTCGCTGTTGGCGGCACACTGAAAGCTATCTTCGACGGCGACCCAACCACCTCGGTCGACCCGACTGCGACCATTGCCGCGATCTCTGCCGGTATCGGCTTGGTCATGGCTAAGGACGCCACCGAGAAGCTCGAGATCAAGAAGCCCGAGTGAACTGGATCTACCAGATCCTGCGGGCCCTGCTCGACTGGTTCCGCGAAACACCACCCACCGATGTGCAACATGGTAACGCTCCCAAGGCTCTCAAGAACGATCTCGCTGATCGCATTGCTGACCTGCCTGGGCTGCCAAGTGACGAAGGTGGCCCTGGTCCCTTCCGGTGATCCCGTGATGCTGGCGCAGCCCACCAAGGCCAGCGTCTATTCCTTCGACAAGGACAAGAAGCTGGTAGGGCCGTCCACGGTGGTCCTTCCGGCTGGTTGGTACGCACTCCCAAAGAGCAAATGATCAACTACAAGGGCAACAAGTTCTCGGGCTACAACAAGCCCAAGCGCACTCCGGGCGAGAACAAGAAGTTCGCTGTCCTAGCCAAGGAGGGCGACAAGGTCGCTCTCGTCCGTTTCGGCGATCCCGACATGACGATCAAGAAGCACATCCCGGAGCGCCGCGCATCTTTCCGAGCCCGTCATGGTTGTGACGAGCCGGGCACCAAACTCTCCGCCAAGTACTGGGCGTGCAAATCCTGGTAGCCAATGAGAACCGTCACCTACGACTACGTCCTGCAACGCGCCTGCGAGCTCACTGGGCGCGTTTTCTCAACGCTGACCACCGAGGAGTCCAACTTCTTCCGCACGTTCATCTCAATGAGCCTGCGGAGCGCCTGGGAGTGCTTCGACTGGCCCGAGCAGACCGTGTATCAGCAGGAGTTCTTCGCGCCCAACTACAGCGATGCGGTCACATACTCGCAGGGCACCGTGGTGTACTACCCGGTGGAGCAGAAGTACTACCAGTACGTTGGTGCAACCAACTCGGGCAATGCGCCCACGACCAACGGCCCCAACGGAACGCTGAACTCGCAGTACTGGGGGCTGGCTCAGGCATCCTATTCCGGCAGCGCAAGCTGGAGCTCAACGAGCACGTACACCGTCGGAACCATCGTTCTCTACCCGGTGACTCAGGAGTACTACCAACTCTACGCCACCGCCTCAGCAGGGACTGTCCCGACCAACACGTCCTACTGGGGACGCCTCAACAAGTTCCTGCGCAACATCTCGCAGACGACCAATGTCGATGGCACCACCAGGGCCGTCCCCATTGGCGAAACCTTCTCGGTATGGCCCATTGACCCGCGGGTGACCTGGCGCCAGCAGGAGGCCCCGTACACCTTCACAGACGACGGCATCCTGGTCACAGCCGATCTGCCATACGTCTGGCTGGAGTTCCGCAAGACACCGCCGCTCCTGTCCAGCGCCGCCGAGGCCACTGCCTACGCCTTCCCCTACCGCTTCTGCGAGATCTGCTCCCTCAAGGCCGCGGGCCAGATGCTGCGCGTCGACGGCAAGATCGACCTGGGCAACCAGTTCCTAGAGTTAGGCGAGGTTGAACTCACCAAGGAGATCGACAAGGTGGCGCTGCAAGAGAAATATGTGCGCCAGATAATCGTGCCCTCCCGGTAATATGCCTGACCTGCCTGACATCATATCGGTCGACGACGGCTTCAAGGGCGTCATCTCACGCCTTGATCCCGCCCAGTTGCCCACCCAGTTTGTCAGCCAGGCCATCAACCGGATATTTCAGGATCAGAACATCCGCAACCGCTGGGGTATCGTTCAGCCTAAGTGGGGTGGCAAGTGGACCCTGAACACCTTCTTGGCAACGGTCACATCCGGGTCGAACCAGGTGACGGTTGTCAGCGGCAGTCCGCCTCCAAACGGAACGATTGTCTGCTCCGACAGCAGCGCCAATGTGCTGGTGTTCCCCAACGGAACTCGCTGCATCTCGGACACCAACAGCAACGCGATCCTGTCGTCTTCAGCCATCACGTTCACCGGTGGGCCGACCAATCGCAACATCCAGTCCTACAACAACACCACGGCCTTCACCGATATCCTCGGTGTGCTTCCGTTCCGCGATCCGGACACCGGCTACCAAGCGCTGATCGTAGCCACCAACGAGGTGCGTACTACCGACGGTGGGCAGGGCAGGATGTACCTCGTGCGACCCAATCAATCGCACTTGGAAATCCCGCTCAACGGGCACGACATCTACAGCCCGGTGCGTTTGATTCAGGCCACCAACTCGGTGGTCATGCTGCGCCCGGGGAATGCGAGGTATTACTTCACCGGAGCCGACGTCAACACTGGCAGCAACACTGTGACATTGAATGTCACACCCGACCTGCAGTCCGGTGATCGTGTTGTGGTGTTCCAGATTGGGACTTCTCCCAACCTGTGGACCTCATCGACATCCACCGGTCAGGGATTCGGGATGTACGTCAACGTGAAGGCCGGCGGCGTCTGCACGCTGCACCTGTCTCAAGCTAGCGGCCAGCAGGGCACCAGCCCGGTGACGCTCAAGACGGGCCTGACGTCATCGAACCGGTACTACTTCGAGCTGTCGAACAACACGACGGGCTACGATGTCACCGAGGGCATCAGCGACTTCTACAACGACGGCCTGCCGTTGATCATGGAGGCCTCGTACTCATCGGGTGCTCCGGTCTCGGCTCTCGACAACGGTTTCAACCGGATTGCCGCGGTGAACGCCATCGTGGCCTCGTCATCCGTAGAGGACACGATCACCGTCCCCAACCATCCGTTCGTTCCCGGCGATCAGGTGACGCTGTCGAATACGCAGAACGGCGGTGCGACGGTCACCGACAAGATTTACTACGTCTTCCCGAGCGACAAAAACTCGCTGAAGCTGTTCTCCGGAGCCACCGAGGAGACCGACTCGCTAAACACCGCGAAGACGGCGATCATCACCGGGACGATTGCAGCACAGACTGCCACCGGAACCGCTGTGCTTTCCGGTGCAACCGTTGGTTCAATCACTCTTGGAATTGGTGGCGCTGGATACACCGCAGCGCCTGCCGTCACTATTGCTCCACCGGGAGGCGGAGGAACCACTGCCACAGCCACAGCAATCGTTTCCAATGGCAAGGTCACCGGATTCACGATGACCAATGTTGGTTCAGGATACTCATCGGTTCCTTCCGTTAGCATTGCTGCCCCAACTTCCAGCGGCTACACATCGCTCACCATCGTCGACCAAGGTGCCGGCTATCTGACTGCACCAACGATCACGCTCAACGGTGGCGGAACGCTGGCTACGGCAACGGCTACGATCACCGACGGCAAGGTGACCGCGGTGACCATTGTCAACCCCGGCATCAACTACACGTCAGCAACCGTAACAGCATCGCAGCCTTCGACACTGGTCGATGTCACGTCCGACTCTATCACCGGCACAATCAAGAAGTCATCCGCATCCGGAGCCAACGTACCCGCAGGCCGTGAGGGACTGTACTTCTCGAACCGCCTGCTGCTGCTCTACGGACCCGACTACCTCGCAGTCTCCGACGTGTTGGACCCGCTGCACTACAGCCCGATCCTGAATGAGTTCAAGTTGAACACCGGGGCGAACGACGCTGTGGTGGCCTTGTACCCATTCAACGCGACCACGCTGATCGTGTTCAAGGAACGCAGCATTCTCGCTGTGGAGAACCTCTACGGCGACTTGTCCACCACCCGCCTCACTGAGGTCACCCGGGAGTTTGGATGCGTCAGTCAGGCTT